CGTAAACGAAACCGGCGCCGTGCTGGCTTTCGGTAACGTGGTTGCCTATGCCTCCGGCGGCACTGTTGCCAACTCTGCCAAGAACCTTGGCGGCGTGGGCGAATCCGTGGTGGGCGTCAACGTACTTACTTACGTTGATGAGACTGCCACGGACGCCAACAACCGCATTGGCGTGAAAAACAGGCAGGTGGTGAACGTAGCCAATCAAGGCGCCGTCGCCGTTTATGTCTATGGTGCTGTCAATCCTTCTACGCCTGTGCGCGTGATTCACACTTCCAGCGGCACTGAATACGCTGGCCGGTTCCGTGCTGCTGCCGCGAGCGGTCGCACTGCCGTACTGTCTAATGCTCGTTATCTCACTTCCACCACTGGCAATGGCCTGGCGATTGTGGAACTGAATGGTCCGAGCTTCACTCTCACTGCTAACGCTTGATAGGAGGCTTACCAATGTCTGATTTTCGCATGGATGAGGCGGGCCTGTTTCTTGAGCGTCAGCTTGAGTTCATTCGCCCTCAAGTTTTTGAAGTGCAGTATGCGGATATTAAATATCCGACCATCCTGCCTGTCACGAGTGAAGCTGGTCCCGGCGCCCAGACTTTCACCTACCGCATCATGGACTCCACTGGCGAGTTCAAGCTGATTGCGGATGCTGCTGATGATCTGCCGCGTGCTGACATCAGCCAGATCGAGAAGAGCATCAACATTCGTTCTTTTGGTGGCAGCTTCGGTTACACCGTGCAGGAACTGCGTGCTGCTCAAATGGCCAACATCGCTCTTGAGCAACGTCGCGCTGCTGCAGTGCGTCGTGCTTACGAGGAGAAGGTGGAAGAAGTGGCCATGTTTGGCGAATCTTCCGTGAGTCTGGCTGGTTTCTTTAACAACGCCACCGTGGACGTTGTGTCTGCTGATAAGTGGTTCACTGGCACTACTGCCACTGGCACCACTGCTCAGGACATGCTGGAGCTGCTGAATTATGGCGTGAGTGCCATCATCAGTGCTTCGCAGATGAAGGAACAGCCTGACACCATCCTTCTTGCTTACGAAGACTACAACAAGATCAGCATCACTCGCAATTCCGACTCTTCGGACGTGACCGTGCTGGAATACTTCCTGCGGACCAATCCCTACATCCGCAATGTGGAGCCCATCAACCAGCTTGACAGCTCCAATGGAAGCCTGAGCACCAATCGCATGGTGATCTACAAGCGCGATCCCGAGAAGGTGCAACTGCACATTCCCCAGCCGCTTGAGCTGTTCCCGCCCCAGCAGCGTGGCTTGGAATTCATCGTTCCAGCTCATGCCCGAGTGGGTGGCGTCGCTCTGTACTATCCCAAGAGCGTCATCTACGTTCAGGCTCCCTGAGCCTAGTTTGAGCCAGGGCGTTAAGCTAATTGGCAGTTCTCTAGAACATCCACAATGTTGATTGCTTATCGCCCTGAGCTTGAAAATCCGCCCCGCGAAGGTGGGTTTGGCGTTATCACGAACTCCGGGCTTATTCAACTAAGCCCTGGTGTCAATGCCGAGGTGCCTGATACCAAATGGGCTGCCGCAAGGCAAAACCCTACAGTCAAGCGCCTCATGGCTATTGGCGCCATTGAAGAGCTGAAAGAGCAGCCCACTGTGCAGGACATTCCTCAGAGTGTGCAAACGCTTTCTCAGCTTCCCCTTACCGACGCTCTTCGCATGATTGAAATTATGCACGATGAAGAGCAGCTCAGCGATTGGAAAAAGATCGAAGGGCGCATCAGGGTTCGTAATGCCATCAACAAGCGCTCTGAGGCCATTCGCGCAGGGAAAGCCTGATCATGGCCGTTACCTACGCAAACTTTCTAGAGCGCTTCCCCGAATTCATTCCCCATCCATCGGGAATCGTAAACGGGGCCATCACTGAAGCAACGGCGGATGTGGGCAGCGGTGTTTTTGGAGATCAAACTGATCGTGCCGTAAAGCATCTTGCCGCTCACATTATTGCCATTCAACTTGCGCAAATGGGCATTCAAATTGGTGCTACTGATGGCAAGGTATATGGCAAGGGACTGGAGGCCACGCAATATGGCCAAGAGTTCAAACGAATGCTTGAAACCGTCGCCAGTTCTTCTTCTATTGGTTTCGTCGTATGATCAACGGCCTTTCGCCACTTGCTAATGCCACCTTGGTTTGGCAAATTGCGTCTGGCTATGCGTTAGACAACGAAACAGGCAATTACGTTCCCCTTAGTTCTGGGACCACGTACTATGCCACATTGAAGCAAAAGCGCGATCCTCGGTATGACTACCTTCTTGGCGTAGATAATACTGCCGTCTATATGGAAGGAAGACTGACTGGGCCCCTGGCCCTTTCGGGAGTCACGCCAGGAAGCTCCGCTGCTGCAACAGTCAATGGAAGAGAAGGGCGGTTTGAGCTATTGCCAAACGAGCAAATTGCTG